CTGACATATGGATATTTATGGCTAGTGTCTTTTCTATAAATATGGTTAGTATGCCACGTTTATCAATATACAAGCCGGAAAAGGGCAACGATTATAAGTTTTTTGATCGCAACATAAATGAGATGTTCCAGGTGGGCGGAGTGGACATCTTTTTGCACAAATACGTAGGCACATACGATCAGGGTGCTACAAACAAAGACGGTCCTGCTAGTCCCACATTGCCTGCTGAAAGCACACTGGGAGAAAGAACCATACAAGATCTGCTTTTCTTAGAAAATAGAGACAGAAAATACGATGCAGACGTATATGTTATTAGAGGTATCTACAACGTGCAAGACACAGATTTTAATCTCAGTCAATTTGGTATGTTTTTAGCCAATGACACTCTATTCTTAACAGTACATCTTAATGACGTTGTAGAAAGATTAGGAAGAAAACCCATGTCAGGAGATGTGGTAGAATTTCCCAATTTAAAAGACGATTACAGTTTAGATGCCAGTATACCTATTGCACTAAAAAGATTCTATGTGATAGAAGATGTGAATAGATCCGCAGAAGGATTCTCGCCTACCTATTGGCCACATCTACTAAGATTAAAATTAAAAACTATTGTGGACAGCCAAGAATTCCGCGACATTATTGGAGATGCAACAACCGAGGGCTCTCTTGCTAGCTACATGAGCACTTACAATAAAGAAAAAGAAATAAATGACGCCATCATTAACCAGGCCGAGGCAGATGCTCCCAAATCAGGATTTAATTACAAACAATTTTATGTTACACCTATAGATGAGCGAGGCAATGTAAGATTAGAAGGCGTGAATTCAGAAGAAACAGTATCTTCAGATCAACCTATCAATGCCGTATTAGATACACCAGCCAGCAGCCATTATGGTTTTTATTACAATGGTGATGGCATACCACCTAATGGATATGTTGCAGGTGCAGGAACCAGTTTCCCAACATCAAATGTTAACAAAGGTGACTATTTTTTGAGATTGGATTTCTTACCTAATAGATTATTTCGTTTTGATGGTATAAGATGGATCAAAGTGGAAGACAGTGTGAGATTGACCACAACTAATAACAATACCAGAAATACATTTAAAACTGGCTTTGTTAATAACAGCAGTACCACCACAATCAATGGATTAACTGTGGAACAAAGGCAGACACTGACCAATGCTCTAAAACCCAAGGCTGACAACTAATGCTTCATTTTTACGACGGACAGATTAGGAAATTTATGACTCAGTTTATTCGAGTATTGAGTAACTTTTCTATAGAGTTGGGTAAAGGCAAAGACGGAGTGGTGCAATTAAGACAGGTACCAGTGACCTATGGAGATATGACTCGACAAGTGGCCAACATCATTAGAAATAACAGCGAGAACGCTCTGCAGTCAGCACCAAAAATTGCTGCATATATTACATCATTAGATTATGACCGAGACAGAATGCAGAATCCTTATCATATAGAAAAACAACATCTCAAAGAGAGAAATTATAATGAAGAAACTGGAGAATATGATAATACTCTAGGAGCAGGATACACCATAGAGAAAGTCATGCCTAGTCCTTTTAGATTAAATGTTAAGGCAGATATCTACACCACAAATACAGACATGAAATTACAGATACTGGAACAGATCTTATATCTCTTCAATCCAGATTTTGAAATTCAAAAGAGTGACAACTATATCGATTGGACCAGCTTGAGTTATATCGAGTTGAAAGAAATAACATACAGTTCAAGATCCATTCCCGTGGGTGCTGACACAGAAATAGACGTGGCGTCGATCAGCTTCAGCATGCCTATATGGTTGTCACCACCAGTTAAGGTATCTAAATTGGGAGTGATACAAAAAATTATTATGAGTGTGTATGATGACGATGGAGGCATAGCGGAAGGATTAATAGACGGAACTCTAATATCAAAATCTTATGTAACTCCCAACAATTATGCTCTATTGTTAACAGGTAACCAGTTGAGAATATTGGGCAGCACCGGTACTAATGTCAGTTCGGGGGGTGATGGATTCTACACAGGTGCTAGGGCAGAGACAACATTGGATCCTTTTGAACAGTTTGGACCACCGATTAATTGGAATATACTGTTAACTCAATACGGAAGAATCACAAATGGTTTGAGCCAAATCAAACTAGAGCAAGAAAATGGTAATGAAGTGGTGGGAACCATATCAGTGTCTCCATTAGATGAGACCATATTATTATTCAACATTGATAGTGACACTATACCAGCCAACACCATACCATCAGTGAATAAAATTATAAATCCATTAACATTTGATGCCAATATTGCTCCAGCCAACGGCACTAGATATCTTATCACAGCAGACATTGGGGATAGCACACAATACTGGCAAGGTGGATTGAATGCCCAAGCCAATGATATCGTACAATATAACAGTGCTACCGACTCATGGAGCGTGGTATGGGACGCATCAGCATTTGATTCCTCAGTGGAATATGTTACCAATCTTAACACAGGTATTCAATACAAATACAATGGCACAAACTGGGTTAAGAGTTATGAGGGTATCTATATTGCAGGCCGTTGGACACTTGTGCTATAATAATTAAATGCAACAAAATATCATATGCTCTGGTGCGTTGTTCTACGCAGTGAACACCAAAAGATTTCTTTTCCTACAACGCAATGATGAAAAAACTCGCGGCATGTGGGGATTGGTGGGAGGACAGAACAAGTACACAGAGAGTGCTTTTGAAGGGTTGAAAAGAGAAATTCAAGAAGAGATTGGGTTGACTGCTGCCTTTAAAAAAGTCATACCTCTGGAATTATTCACCAGCAATGACCAAAAATTTTTCTTCAACACATACGTGATCTGTGTGGCGGAAGAATTCCTTCCACAATTAAATGAAGAACACAGCTCATATGCCTGGTGTGCATTTGAATGCTGGCCAAAAAATCTACATGCGGGATTGAGAAACACTCTCAATAATAAAAGCATTAAAGGAAAATTACAGACTATACTAGATCTTATAGTCTAATTGTTTCGTATCCAAGGATACCAATAGGCAGTGACCATGTCTATGCATTGGTAAGTGATATTCCAAGAACATTCCATCCATTCTAATTCGTAGGTGTATTCCTGGAAATTGCCTGCGTTGGGGGATACCTCTATATTGAAACCACGTGGGTATGATGGTTGTGTCACTATAGAACTTGTGAAAAAGTCCAGTGGATTAAACATGATGTACTTATCTAGAAAACCCAGCGATATTAGTTGCCTATTTCGTAGAAACTGTCTATGCTTGTCAATGCAGCTAATATCAAAAGCATTATCAGCATTATGCCCACTAGAGCCGCATACACCGGCTCATATTCGCGGTAATGTTTGATGATCTTTTGTTTGGTCTTGCTCAACCAATTGTTTTCTTGTTCATTGTACGGTTGCATTTTTCTAACCTCGATTGATCACTGAGCCCGTCGCCGAGCTCAGTGTGTCTCGTTTTCTTGGGTATTAGTTTTTAGCTACACCGTTGGTGAAAACTGAATAGAATTTCTGAACATTGTCTTGAAATTCTTTTACATTCTTCTGAATAGTCTCAGGTTTAAAACTTTCCTGAACTTTGTCATTGAACTTCTTCACGTTCTCAACCAAGATCTGAGCCTGTTCTGTGTAGTTCTGCCCATTGGTCACGAAGTCATTGAACTTCTTTGCTGTGTCAATGATGTCTTCTGCTGTGATCACTGGAACTTTGAACTCAGCAACCACTTGGTCACCATCTTTCTTTAAGCTCGCTTCGTATTCAGCGTGTTTGATTGTGTAGTTAAATTCAGCGATATCTTTCGCTAAACCTAGTAGATCGGCACGTATTTCGTAGCCGCTTTTTGATTTAATTGACATAACTTAAACTCCTTTCTGTGTGTGTGTTTGTGTTCTTGTTGTGTCAGCTGTATTTATAACACAAAAAAGGAAATATGTCAATATCGAACCGTATTTTTGGTAATTTAAATAGGTATTCTGTGTCTGGCCATGGTAACTCTCAGGGTAGACTCACCGGTGCTCACACCTTTCAATATCACGTTTTGTCCGCTCACGTCAGCGTCGACTGTGATGAATCCTGGGTAGGCATAGGTAGTGCCCGTGGCGATCCAACCATACTGGGTGACGAATGCCGTGGTACCATTGTGTATAACAGATACATCAAATTGGTTACCTTCATTTAGTATGTCTGACCACACCGACACTGTATACTTTGATCCACGATATAATGTTTTATTGAAAGTGTCCATGGTTTTAAATGCGGCTGCCTCTGGTGGATCAGTTAGAGCCACTCGATAGATGCTGCACACAGTGGTTCCCGAGGTGTCGCTGGCCGCTGCCTTCAAACGCACTACGCCATCGCTGTCTATGGAAGAAGAGAATTCCAATTGGGCGCTCGTTTTTGATGAAACGAAGACGCTACATTGAGAAGCTGTCGTTGATCCATTAGTGGCAAGATACACTTCAGATACCGATGCCGTGCTAGTGGTCGCATTCCATGCCGTCACCAGGTAGAAACAACCAGAGTAGGCATAATCTTGATAATCATATGAGTCCAGTGTGGTAAAGGTAGAGCCGGAAACGTTCACCGTTCCAACGGTCTTCTCGTAAGCGTTCGGGGCATCGGCAGCCTCAGAATCGCTCAGAAGTATTCTATGCATGTATAACACGCAAGGACCATTGCAAGATGCACGCAGCCGCACATTGCCGCCATTGATGTCGGCGCTGAGGCTCACCAGACTGTTGTTCTCTGTGAAAACCTCATTGAAATATGTGATGTATGCGCTCACGCCATCGTGCACCACTAGACATTCTATGTTGGACGCCTCTCCCGTGTCTGAGGATACCACCGTGATGTAATATTTCGCTCCTCTGTAGGTAGAGTAGCTCCAGCTATCCGCTGTGGCTAGGGTGGTTCCGATAGAGCCGCTCACGACCTTATATGTGTCTCCCACGGTGCTGGGATTCAGGTTCGTCCCTAAACTGATTCTATAAAAAGTGGCCGTATTGATCGAACTGTTGCCCGCGGCGTAGAGAGTGGCCGTTGGATAAGACATACCGGCGCTGAAGTTTAAATTTTCTCCCGTGCCGTCTACCACACCCCCACCTCCGGAGGTGGATGCATCATACACCGATGAGTCTGTGTTGCCCGCTACGATACTGGCACTGCCCATGGATCTCTGCCCACTGGTATTATCATAGTTTAGAACGTAGTAGAAACCGCCATTATAATCCGTTAAATTAAATGAGTCTAACGCAGATGGAGATGTACCAAATGATTGGTCCAAGGCCACATAACCAAACACGTTTTCATCGGTCACCGCTGTGTTGTTGGAACCGAATCCTGTGAAAGTCACTGAGTCAGCGGATCCGCTGCCCGCTCCGCCGGCATTCTGGAAGGTCAATGTTCCCGCGCCATCGGTAGTCAGTACCTGCCCGTTGGTCCCGTCAGTGATCGGATAGCTCAGGCCCGATATCCTCATGCCATCGTTCACCACTATGACCGAAGAATCTTCTGAGCTCAAAGTGTTGGTCACTATGGTCTTGGCATTGAGTGTTCCTGATATGTTCACGCTGTCATTGATCTGTATGGCCGATGATTCAGACGAAGATATGTTATTGGTCACAAAAGTATTAGCGGTCAGTGTGCCACTCACGTTCACGCCATCGTTGATCTGTATCGCAGTGGAATCCGAAGAAGAAATATCATTGGTAACGATAGTGGCGGCCGTGGTGGTGCCGGTCAATGTGGCAGATGCTATGCTGGGCGAGCTGGCTCTGACAAACGTGCCCGTGCCCGTGCCGGTGTATTCCGAAGAAGATAAATGATAGAATTCGTTGGAAGTGCCGCCTTGCAATCCCGACAGTGTGTTGTGCAGGGAACCAAATGGTGTGGCGAATGATGATGCATTTTCCTGTCCATCATAGTAGAAAGTTATGATTACGTTGTTAGTGGCTGTACCAAACACTATCATACCCAGCGCAGTGGCAGCAGTCACAGGCAATGATACCTGTGTGCTTTCCGTGTTGTATTGAGCACCGACACTACCGTTTATTGTTGGCGATGAATAGCTGGCAAACCATTTTTTCCACACACTGCCGGACACTGCCGACTCGTTGGTGTAGGTGCTCGGTGTTTTTACTGTGACCACTGTGTCTGATGAGCGAGCAGTGATCTGGAACAATCCATTGGGCGTCTGCAGATATGATGCCAAGGTGTTGGTTGCTGAGGCCAAGATGGCGCTGGTAGAAAATGGATTGCCAGCCGATGCAGTGGCAGTTCTCGATGTGCCTGATCCCGTGATGGTCACTGTGCCAGTGACGAAAGGAACCACTGTGTAAACGTAGTTCGCTATGGTAGTCACGCCAACATTGCTGTCCACGCTGGCGTGGTTCAAGAATGCCCAGTTTCCTCCATCTAGTACAGTTCTGTTCAGGGCGGTCGAAACGAAAGCGGCTATGATATCGGTGGTATTGTTGATAGACTGACTCACAGTCTGTTCTGTGTTGGTGCCTGGAGAAGTCTGCATGGTGATGATGTCATTGTCATTGTCAGAATCAGAAGCAGTGATAACCGGTGCAGCCAAGAAATAATTCACTCCTGGACCCGCTGATACCACGGCTCCTGATCCGTTGACCCACTCTGTGCCATTGTATCTCAAGAATTGGTCCACTTGTGGCAGTTCTATCAGTACATCGGATAGATCGCTCAGAGTGGCAACCTCTTTGTAGAGCACCTCTCCACCTGCGGCGAAGTTTACTGGCGCTCCGTTAATGTTGATGTTAGAGGAATCGTTGGTCACGATTCGATTTATAACTGCCGAATTAACGGTTAATGTGCCACTCACGTTCACGCTGTCATTGATCTGTATTGCTGATGAGTCTGAAGAAAAAATGTCATTGGTAACAATGGTCCTAGCATCTAATGTGCCATTGGCGGTCAATGTGCCCGACACGTTCACGGCATCATTGATCTGTATGGCCGAAGAGTCTACCGAAGTTATTGAATTAACATTGATGTCCTTACTGCCGGTGATGGTCACAACGTCGTCGATCACTGCCACAGTGATGTTGTTATTGCCGGTAATTTTTAAAGTTTCTCCTGAATTTAGTGTGGTACCTGTAGAGTCATCGCCCACGAAAGTGAGAGTGGAATTGGTTAGATAACCACCTAGATTTGGTCCTGTGATGGTTAGAGTATCTCCAGAAACTGTGGTAACAATTCCGTTTAATCCTCTTACGAGTATTGTTTCCCCAGCATTGAAATCTATAACTGTGGAAGTGTCATCAGCTACACTGATAATTTTGGTATTTTGCAACACATTGGTGGCAGAGATAGTCAGCGTATCTCCGGATACGGAAGTGGTTATTCCACCTGTGCCTGCGATCTTAAATGTTTCTCCTAGATCTACCGAGGTGCCTGTGGAATCATCACCAACGAAAGTGATGTATCCAGAAGAGGTCACTTGTATCCAGGATCTGTTCCCAGAAGTGTCGCTGGATAGAACGTAACCCGTTGATGCAGGCACTCCAAGATTGGGTTCCGCCTCGGATAATTGTAAAAAGTTATACCTATCTGCCGATACCGCTGTGGGCAGCGTGGTTTTTACTTTTCCGCTTTTTGACCTATTACTACTCATTTGCGCTCTCTAGTATGCTCAATGTTATTTTATATTTGCTGTTAGCGTCCGCTGATACCTTGATCTCGCAACCGCTCTCGACAACTAATTTTCCAGAAACCGCTGATATTGAATCATTTGCAGCAATTGCAAAATTTTTCAATAGTTCTGCCTGACCTGATGCAGTGTTAGTAACTATTACCGTGACCGATCCAGATGCTCCTGAAATATTTGCTATCTGCGCCAATAGAACAATACCAGTGTATGATGCCGGTGCTGTATAGACAGTGGTGGAGGCTGTGGTAAGCTCCGCTGTGTATGTCTTGAATACGTTTAATGCTAGTGCCATTTTTTATCCTCCTCTCTTAATTGTTGGTTGATCCCTCTAGGGCTAATATGTAAGGAGTTAATACCGAGAACAAGCTTCGGCTGAACGTCCTTCCTGTTATGGTTCCTGTCGCTCGATTGAACAGCAGGTCATCGCCAATTCTAAAATCTCCCTTGTGGTCCGTGCTGGTGTAGTAGACCTGTCCACCATTGACCTGCACGATCTCATTCTCCTGTACAGGCACCCCGCCGCCCGATGGCAGGGCGGTTGATATATTATCCCCGCTGCCCACATATTCAAATGTGTGGCCGCTGGCAGATATCAAACTTCTCTTGTAGAAAGTGGCCACGGTATTGTTTGCGAGTGTGGGCAAGTCCTCAATGAATGTCACTGTGGAAGCTGAGCTGCTGTCCAATGCTGTGGCAGTCAAAATGGTGTAGTATTCGCTATCCCCGGCAAACTGAACCACATCATTGACCGATGGGCGACTGGATAAACCGTCTATGGACACACTGTTTATTGTGATATTGGTGCCATCTACAGCACCGGAAAATAATGCAGAGCCAATTCCATCTGCCTGCAATCCGTATGTGCCGAAAGATGTGTTGGAGTTTGTGAGAGAACACTGTCCTCCTGATTCGCATAGCACTCCTATGTTGCAACAGATAGTGAAAAGACTCACTAATTGTGCATAACCATCATTTAAAATATGCACCCCTCGACCACCTGAGTTGAATTGTGTGTATGCGTCCAACACCATGGATTTTAATCCTGAGGCATGTGAACCGTTGATCCTCATACCTGTTCCTGTGGTTGTGATACTGGAACAGTTCTGCACATAAGGACTGGTCACAATGGTGCCGGCTGATCCATTGGGATTATAGGCAAATGCTGCTGCAGGAGACACATGGTCTCTAAAAGTAAATCCGGTCACATAAACTTTATTATTGATATAAAATAAATCTGCATTGGTAGTGAATGGTCTCACAGTGGTAGTTCTTAAATTGTCTCCCACCAATGACACCCCGGCCGGAATAGTTACTGGATTGATCTCTGTGTAATCTCCGCTCTTCACAAACACCGTGGTACCTGTGGTGGCCACTGCCAGAGCTGCCTTGATGGTCAAGAATGATGTGGCCAGAGTCTGACCATTGTTGGAATCTGATCCACTCTTGGAAACGTACAGCACATTGGCCACCGCAGTGGTTCCATCAGAGCTGATGGTTAATATATCACCGGTGGAGTCTGTAGAAACTGATGTGCTAATACCTGTGCCACCAACAACTTTTATTGTCTCTCCATCTCCGATCAATAGTCCTGTGGAATCATCTCCCACAAATCTTATTCCCTGAGCTGCACCTGTGCCTGTGATGGTTAATGTGTCATCAATCAATGATGTGCTAACTGTACCAGCTCCTTTTACATTCAGTGTTCGTCCTGAATAGAATGATTCTGAAGTAGAATCATCATCTGCTATCGTGAATTCTGTTCTTACATAGGTCAAATTATTCCATGCAGTGACACCATCACCAATTTTGATTCGGCGAGTGTCCAATTCATAACCAGCTTCTCCGGCAGCTAGGGTGGGATTCTGTGATGTCCAGTTCGCTGATTGGTCTCTTCGTAGTCTAATTTGTGCCATTTTAAGCAGTTCCTCCATCGATCAACGCTTCGGAAATGGCATTGTACACTGAATAAGCACTGCCGCCATCGATTTCCAGCTGCGTCGAAGTATTTGTTATAGTTATCACATTTCCTAGGATAGAAGTGCTGATACCCTCTCCGCTGGTAATTTGTAGGGCACCTCCATCGGGTATTGCTGTGCTTGTAGAAGCAGAATCAAAGAATGTAATACCCTGTGCTTGATTAGCACCAGTAATAGTTAGGGTATCTCCTGATACTGCTGTGGTAATTCCGCCTGACCCTGCGATCTTAATCGTTTCTCCTGAGTTTAATGTTACTCCTGTGGAGTCATCACCTACCACAGTTAGAGTAGAATTGGTTAGATATGAACTTAAATTTGGTCCTGTGATGGTTAAAGTATCTCCTGATACTGCAGTTGTGATGTTGCTTGTGCCCGCTATCTTGAATATCTCTCCAGAGTTTACTGAGGTTCCTGTTGAGTCATCTCCAACAAATGTAATCGCTTGTGCTGTGTTCTGTGCGTCGATGTAGGCCTTGACTGCCTTGGCAGAGGGCAATGTGTCATCGCTCGCGGACACCGAGGCAAGGTCAGTGTCGATAACTCCAGCGGCAAAGTCCGCCACTTCTATGTTTGAAATGGAATTGCCCGTGCCGTTGGCGTCGATGGTCTTGTTGGTCAATGTGTCTGTAGTTGCTCGACCAACTAAAGTGTCAGTTGCAGCTGGAAGTGTTAATGTAGTAGTTCCTGCAGAAGCAGTTGCGTTAATTATAGTAGCACCAGATGTTGATCCATTTAGAGTTAATCTATCAGCATTAACATACTGACTATATGAAACTGCTGATAATGATGTTCCACCGAATGTAGAGTTTGCTTTATCATAAACAGAATGAAGAATAGAATAATATCCACCAAAACTATTTCTTGCTACGTTTGTTAAATTAGGTATTAATGTTTGACAATTGTTTAATGTTAAAAATGATCCAGCACTTTGTGTTATAGCATTAGATGTATTAGTAGCAGAGTAGATAACTGTGTCAGCAAGTTGTAATGTTCCTGCTGTTAAAGTCACTGGTGCCATTGTAATAACTGCTCTAGCCAAAACTGCAGCAGAAGCATTATTTACAGTGACAGTACCATAATTACCACCATTCAGCACGACTGAGCCAGCACCAGTAATACTTAATGTAGATGAAGATAAATCGCATAATCTAAAATTTGTATATGCACTTGATGTTTTTGTAGTTGCTGTCGACACTGTACAATTAATAATATCAACTGAGCCTGTTGCTGAAGTTGCTGAAATAACAAGATTTGTCATCTTCAGTCCATTAACAGTACAACCTTTTGAAACAGTTAATGTGCCAGAAAGAGTTGTATTTTTGCCTATTGCCTCGTGTGTGGTTAAAACAATATATTGAGTATCAAGTGTGACATTTTCTGCATAATCTCCTGGATGTAGAATAATTGTTTTTCTTGAGCCAGCAGCAGTTGTTTCGAAAGCAAGTGCAGCTAATTCTAATGCTTTAGCAATAGTCTTAACTGGATCACCAATAGTTCCATTACCAGTATCATCAAAAGCAACTGGACTAACGTGAATTTCTGAACCATATCCTGTGATGTATGGACTTACAGCATCTAATTTATTACTATATGTAATTACTCCAGTTCCTTCGTTGTATTGTAAAACTCTTTTAGTTGCATATGCACTTGTACCACCACTTTGAGCAAGAGTAAAAGTTTTATTTGATAATGTGTCAGTGCTTGAAGCCGTGATGAAGGAACTTAGATCTGGACCAGTGATGGTCAGGGTGTCTCCCGACACGGCAGTTGTGATGTTGCTTGTGCCAGCAATTTTAACAGTTTCACCGTCTGATATTCTTGTGCCTGTGCTGTCATCACCTACCACTGTTATACCCTGTGCTTGGTTGGCACCAGTGATAGTTAGAGTGTCTCCTGACACTGCTGTGGTGATTCCTCCAGCACCTGCGATCTTAATCGTTTCTCCTGTGTTTAATGTCGTTCCTGTGCTGTCATCGCCTACCACTGTGATAGTGGAATTGGTTAGATATGATGATAAATTTGGTCCTGTGATAGTAACAGTGTCATTCACCACTGCAGTGGTTATACCTGTTGCTCCTGCGAATTTCAGTGTTTCTGCTGTGTTGATAGTGCTGCCTGAGGAATCATCACCCACAAAAGTGATACCTGTGAAAGTACTTAAACTTGTGAAACTTAAAACTCCTGATCCATTGGTAACCAATACCTGACCTGTGGATCCATCTGTGGTGGGATAAGTGATACCATTGGCTATCAAGCCGGTAGCAGTTAAATTACCTCTAACATTCAATCCATCATTGATCTGAATTGCTGATGAGTCACTGGAACTAATCTCATTGACATCTAAAACGTCAGTGCTCAGTGTGCCGGATATGTTTACAGAATCATTGATCTGTATGGCAGTGCTGTCTCCAGAACTGATATCGTTGGTCACAAATGTTGGCGCAGTTAAAGTTCCAGATACATTCAATCCATCAGCAATCTGTACAGCAGTGGAATCATTGCTGGAAATCTGATTAACTTCAATATTATTAACACCTGTGATGTTGCCTGATGCTCCATGAGTGACAAAACTTGCGG